CAGACTTAGCCTTTGAAAGAACGTCCTGTTTCTGAGCTTCCGGCGTTTCCTCCCCGGCTTCTGGCTTTTCAGCCTTCTCCGTGGATTCAACCTCCTTTTGCTTTTCGGTCTCAGATTCTGCTTTCGCAGTACCCTTACCGGCGAGTCGTCGTTGGATGAAATCACCCTCAGACATATTATCTGTTTTCACTACTTTTTCTGGGGCCGTAGCGGTGGACCCTGATTCTGGTTCAGACATATTTGTTCCGCCAACTTAACGTCATGGCGATTACGATGGAGGCATTGTAAGGCATATGCTTGACACACAGCATATCTTTGCCATTTATTAGCCTTATAAGCGGCAGCGCGTAGAAACCGTACCCGTGTCAATGGCCCTTTGCAGGGTAGCGGATTAACGAACCGCCCGCTTATTTCATTCGACGCCGGATGCTCTCCCAATCGCCATAGCGAAGGATGTCATCGTAAGCCTGAATCCTGCCAGCAATCTGCTGCACTTGGTCTGTGGAAGCACCCCGCAAGTCGCCAATAGCGGTTTCGCGAGAAACGTGCACTTGAGCAATAAAGCGTTGAAACGCCTCAATATGCCCAAGATGGTCTAAATCCTTCTCATCCTGAGTCATTATGCTTTCTAGTAGTTTACGGTGTTGGCCTGTTGAGTGGCAACTTGTCCCATGCTTGCGGGCTGGGTTCCCACACGACCAATCTCAGCGTTCTGTTGCTGTTGAATGGCGAAGGAATACTGGGCAGAATACTTCTCTAGGCGGGTGCGGAATGCCTCGTCCTGCTGCAACCGCTGGGTAATGTCAGGCTGCGCGGCGTATTGCTTGATGATGTCCAACGCGGACCCAGCCCCATTGGGCCGTGCGCCCACCTCAATGCCGGAGAAAATCTTGGTAAGATCGTCTGTAACATCCTTTACCATCTTGTCTTGCGCGGCTTCTACAGGCTGAAGAATAGCGTCTGCAAGCATTGGATTGATAGCATTAGCAGCAAATTCAATGGCACTATCTAGGTTAATGCGCCCGCTGCGGTCATAAGGCACCAAAGCCAAAAGCTGCTCAATCTGCTTCTCACCCGTCTCTGGGTCCGTGTTTTGCACGTCAAACGAGATAGAAATGTCTACATCAACGTCTGGGTCTCCCTTGCTGTAAGTTTGAGCATCTGGAACACCAGTGACCCTGAAATACAGTTGGTCGGGGCCAAACCGCTGAAAACAGTTGTAAGCAGCCTTAATTACGCCCTGAACGTGCGCCAAGAACTTATCTACAAAGTACTGACGCCGGGAAGCAGAAAGTGGATTGTTAAAATCAAGCCCCATTAGCTTGTCTGCGCTGGAAAGGAGAGACTGCTCCATTTCTACGCTGCCGGGGTTGTACGCCGGGGTTGGACCCCATTCGTAGTCGCCTTGACGCATCCGGCCAATCTTCTTGCCTGGACCCCAATCTGGCGGCGGCTTGCCAATAGGGTGCATGAGCGGTGGCATGGTAGCCATGCTGTTACGGTCAGTGCGGCTATCCCGTTCTACTTTCACTCCGTACTGAATACCACGAAGTAGTTCTGGAATGGTCTGGAGATCGTAAAGCCGCTTATTGTCCTCAGAAAGCCGAGTAACAACAAACGGGTAGTCCTCGTAACCATTCATAAGCTCAAACTTTGCGTGGCCGGGGACATCTCCTCTGCCCGTAAACAACGGGGACATCACTGTTTGGTAGATACCCTGGCTTCCATCTTCTTCATCTACAAGACGTTGATAGACATACAAAACATCAACCAAGTCATCGTTTTGCCATTCGGCAACGCTGGATCGGGTAGCTTGCTCTGCTGCATTGCCGTTAAAGATGTCTGTGCTCTGCCCCCTGTAATGCTCAATGCAGTATTCGGCCCATTCACGGTTCCAACCAGACACCTCTACCTTGTTTAGAATCTCCTGTACCGTCATCCTAATCTTGTAGAAAACGTAAGGAGCCTTCTGTGGATCCATGCAATACGGCGGGAAGATTACATCGCCATCTGGAGCACAGGTCTTAATGCACGGACGGTCAATGTCGCGGCGTGTCACCGTAAGTTCACAGGTGCCTTTGGCGCGAAGTTCATTAATTGCCTTCTTTGCCCGCTTGTCTTTGAGGTCTGGGAACACTGACTTGAGCATGGCAATTACCCCTACATCGTCGCTGCCGTCTAGGATGACGGAGGCAAGGCGAGGGTTGCTAGTGGCAATGTCCTCAAGAGAAAACTTTTGAAGATACTTGTTCTTCTCGCGGTCCCAGCCAACGTAGGTAATCATCAACCCGCGTTCAAATAGGTAGTTAGATGCAAGCTCCATCTCCTGCTTAAAGCGGGGGATGTAGGAAGCAATCATCCACTTTAAGAAGCTAGATGTTACCTTGGCCTGTGCCATATCGCCCACAGCTACTGGATAAGCACGAATGTTAGCCCGAGCAAGGGAAGTGAGACACAAAGCAACGTAGCTGTTAATTCGTTCATTGATAACATGAACCTCGGTGTCCGACGCTCCTTCCCAAGGAAAAGAGTCTGATCCATGCTTACGAAGGTCTACTGTTTTGCCCGGCCAATAATTGCGCCGTTCATCGTAGGACCGCCTGCACTGGTTAAAATACTCGGAAAGCTCTGTAAGGGTGTTGTCATAAGCCTTCTTCAAAGCAACATGATCCGGTCCCTTTTCGCTATAAAACGTCAGGGCTTTTTGATCGTCAGTTTTTTGCATTAGGATAGCGTCGCTTTATTTGGCGAATCATACCATGCCAAAACGATACTGGCATGGCTAGCTTGTCTGTCAGAACACGTTCAGACAACTCATGGCCTCCGCGCCCGCAATGGCGTTGAAGAAGCTCCCAACCAGCAAGCCGGTCAGTTTGTTCAGCAATCCATTTGGGATTGGTGGTAATGTCAGCGCGAAAGGGCTTCATGTCTAAACGTCGTTCCTTTGATGTCCTGAATAGCTTCTGCTGTAAAGTATTTGCCTACAAGCCTACCCTGCATCTTGCGCGGGATAGCAACGGGAATTTTACCCTTGAACGTGTCGATTGTGCAATACAGCCAGCGGGGATTAGGTGCCGTCTTAATCCCAAGGGCTTCGTAACGATGGGCTACGGTGAGCGGGGCTTCCTCGCTTTGACGAATTAAGTCTGCCCCATCTTCCGTAAACCATGTGTTCTTGCCCTTCCCTTTGCTGTGGATTGGCTGCAAAACACGCGCCGCCCGTGCCATTAGCTGGTCAATCTCCATACTCATTTCCTCGGCCAAAGCCGTGCATTTAATCTTCATTTTGTTTCTCTTAACAATCCCAAGCGCGTCTAGACCAGTAGTTTGCAGACAGCTTTCCCTCGCCACCCTTGATGCCAGCAGACCGGGCGCAGTAGCTCTTCTTGCGGGCGGGGCTGCTTTTCTTGATGCTCATGTTGGCATCGCCAAAACGAACAATTTTTTCTACGCCATTGGCGCAGGCTTTAACAACTGACTTCTTTCCGCCCTTCAAATCACGGCGCGGAACATTACATTTCATTTCGCTCTTATTCATTGTTTTACGGGGTTAATGTGTTCATTAATAGCTTCCTCCCGATTGTTTCATTGCACCAAGCCAATTTGGGTCAACGTAACGAATGTCGGCAATAGCAGCATAGCGCACGCAATCCAGCGGGTCTTTCCATGCCTCGTCCTTGCCGCCGTCTCCCGTGTATTCCTGGATGGATCGAATGATGTTCTCGCAGCGGTCGGAGATGTAGAACCGCGGCCTATTGCTTCCGTCTAGCGGCAGCTTGCGATTGTAAGCCATCTTGTTCTGTAACGCCTGCAAGCCGTCCTCAATGTCCAAACCGGGGGCCGGGACAAAGGAAAGCCCGGCATCTGCAAGGTCGTCAATGATGCTGGAAGCTCCCGTAGCTCCCTGATACTTTGCGGCACCCAAACGCGGGTCAATAAGCCGCTCCATGATGTCCTCCCGATACTCACCTTCTAGGGTGGTAATGAGGGAGACGTATTGCTGGACGCCCTCAATCTGCCCGTCCCTCTTTGCCCCCTCACCGGCACCCCACTTGCCATTGCGCCACTCAGCCCAATCCCCATGACCGGCATCCGGCCATTCCCGATAGACCCACCAGGTATCTGTGGCATCTACGGCAATCCACGCCATAAACCATTTCTTACGTCCAGCAGGGTCTAGAACCTGATAGAGCGTGCAAGGGTTGTTTTCTGGGTCTTTTACCCAAGGGATGTCATCGTGCTTCACTACGTTGGTTTCGCGGCTAAAGCAGGGGAACTTGCTGGATATGCTCTTAGTGGGAACGCCATACACCCGGCACAGAATCCACGACTCATCTCCCTTAGCCACAGCCTCCTTAGCCACCCGTTCGTAGCCGCTGAAAGGGTTATCCTTTGTGTGGAGGTAGATGATGGCTGCATCCCTGTTAGAGCACTCCTGGACGTAAGGAAGTGCCCTATTGTGCAGAAGCTCCGCGTTCTTGGTTTCAATGGTTTTTGCGCCATCAAGGAACTGCCTTACCGTCTCAGAGTAGCCGTCAATCGGAGTGAACGTCAGCAGCATCTTGCTGTTACGGGTAGCCAGGCGGAAAGCCAGGGTGTCCACCAACTCAGGGCCACCAAGGTATTCGTCGCACCAAGCCCCTAGATTAACCGCGGTAGGGGAGAAAGCACCAAGCTCTAGCCCCTCTAGGACGGTCTGATTCTGCGTATATTGGGAGTAGGTCTTAAACAGGATGCGGCTACCGTTGGGAAAGATGAGGCTATTTCCGGCAAAGCCGTTCTGCTTGGTGTAGGAGATGTATTCGTCCTGCCCTAGTGTTTTGTGCTTATACTCCGTTGGAAGCTGGTGGAATATGGCACTCTGCTGCACAAGCACAGACAACTCAGCGTTTTGAGCAAAGCACACAATCAAGCTGCCCTCGTTCTGCATCGCGCATTTGATTGTCAGCCAAGCACCTAGCTGCGTTTTGCTTGCCCTGTTTCCGCCAAGTGCCATTACAGCATCATGTTGCAGAAGCAACGCCTCGCACTTACGCCAGTTGTCTAGGATGAACCCGTAGCGGTAGGGGTCTTGTTCGCTATTCGCGATTGCCGAATGGTAAAGGGTGTGCAGGGAGACAAGCTGTTCCGGCTCCATCATGGCTGTCTCAGCTTCCGTAGGGGGTAACAAAATAGGGTGTTTACGCCAAACAAATGCCATTTCCGGTTGGATTATGTTATTGTTTTAAACACTACTACCGCAGACGGAAACGGTGCTGAGTTGGCGTGTCCACCAAACTTGAGACGGCCTCGAATAAACCGCACCTTGCCCTTGGCGGCGTAATCGTGCCACCACGCGGTGTCAGTCCTTGCTGGCACTAGGCAAACAACTGTTGCGCCATCCAATGAAGATTTGTAAGCCTTTTCCATCCATTGGTTAATCTCGCGGCCATAAGGTGGGTTCATCCAACAGACACCCGTCCATACTTGGGCCAACCCGTCGTCTTCCTTGGTAAAAAACCTCTTGCACTTAGCGTTCTCAACCGAAGCGCAAACGTCTGTCTCAAAACCAAACTCCTCGTTTAGCTTATCAAAGAAATCCTGCGGGGTGGCCCATAGGTCGGTTGCGCTGCTAAAGTGTACGGCAGTGTTCATGCGTTCTGGGGAAGCTCTTCCCCTTCCTCCTCATCCTCGTCGTCTAGCGGACCATCCTGTAAGAAATACGCCCTCATTTTTCTTTCATTCTTCTTATACCAATCCGGCGTGTCCCTGTGCGCGTTCATTCATTCCTTTGGCGTAACATCCACCTCAATAGCACTTTGCCGTATTTTAGCCCGCACAGCCTCAATCTCCCGCATAGCATCCTCCAACGACGCCCCTCTCCTGTGCTCCACAATCACCTTGTTCTCCCCTAGGGCCGCAAACGCCTTGTCCTGGGCTATGGCATAAGGCAGCACCAAGTCCCGTAGATTCACCTTGGCAAGCTCGTCTGGGTTGTCAGCCAAACTCTGCATCTTCTGCTTTGCCAACAACCTAAGCCCCTCCGCCATCTCAAACCCATCCACGGCAAGCTGCTTTCGACGTTCCTCCAGCGGTTTGTCATTCCTAGCCCTTAGCGCGGCAATAGACGTAAAACTAAGCCCCGTAGCCCTAGCCACCGCCTCATACGTCTCCCCGCCTGCCAGCATCTCCAAAGCCAACGTAGCCTTTACAGGCTCCCGCTTCTCTATGGCATTCACCCCCACCGTAGACGTAGCCACAGCCGTAGCCAACGCCGGAAGCACCTTCACCTTCCCACTCATGCCACCAAAGCAATAATAGCCACTACAAAAGCTGTTGCAACGCCAATGGAAGCTACAGCCAGCCCATTGTCCCCATCCCGCAGCCACGCCCTTACCTTCGCATACCACGGCCTAGCAGCCATAGCCTCGGTTACTAAATCATCCAAATCCTCGTTAACGTAACATTCATCCAAAGCCTTCGCTTCATCCTCCAACACATCCACACGTTCGCTCACCTCCAAATAGAGCTTGAACAGGTATTCAATGTCCCCCGCCATCTGCTTTTGCGTTCCTACGGGGGTTCCTTGCGTTTTAAGAGCTTTATTTGCCATACAGCCATCTACACCCCCATCCCTCACATTGTCAAGCCTATGCCCGCGTAAGGCCATATTTTTTAAAAAGGCAGCCCCCCTTAGCTATTTTTTTAACGGTCGTCCTGACCAATCCTAATTCTTATCCCGCTGCCGAGCTGCGACCCCCTCCCCCCAGGTGTGACATTTTGGCACAGTGTGACATGGCACAGTGAGACAGAATGGCGCGAGACAATTCGGCACAGACTGCTGTGACAATCTGGCATAGTGTACGGGCGAACACTAGTGTCCAAACGAACACTGCGACAATTTGGCACACTGCCTGGGCCTAGGGTAGCG